CTTTCGGTATTCAATTGCACCCGCTGTGCCTGCTGAGTTGATATAAAGCTGGAACTGTCTAGCAGCTACCACGCCCTCTGGAGAGCCTGTCCCAACAATCGGGATACTTAAAGAGGCATCCAATGTCCAAGTCCTAAACGCTTGCGCCATTTTACCAGAATTGTCCACAATAGGCTGTCCAGCATTCAGCAAAGGATTGCTCATTTGCTACCCCCGATAATCTCAGCATTGAGCTGTAGAATCACCGGCTTGACCGCATCGGTCAGAGTGAATCGGAATATCTCAAAACGTGAGACCCGTCCGTTCTTTCTCCAAATTGCCCGCTTATTGTATTCACCGATCTTACCAATAGCTCTGGATCGAGAATCAGACCAAGTCTTCCCGTCCTTGCTTCGGTCCATAGTAATCACTGGGTCAGTTACCGCAGCGTTACCAACACCAGACTCAACGGTCAATTCAATCGACGGAACAAAGATCGCCTTGAGGTTATTCTGAAAGGGTTGGGTCGCTACTCGTCGGATGATCGTGTTGCCATACTCTGTGTAGACAAGAGGATCAATCCTGCCAATCCTGCCGTCGATAAAATCGCCGCACAGTATCTGGTTGTAGGCTTTGCAAATAGCCGTGATTCGATACTGACTCAGCTCATCATCAAGCAGTGATCGTCTTTCGTGCCATCGCTTTGATGTCAGGTCGAACACTATGGTCGTGGCTGGAAGAGTGAACCCAATGAAGTACGCCCCATTCTGTGAGTAGGCCCACGCATAAATGGACTCTAACTGAGAAAGCGTCAGGTCTTGGAGAAGGTTATCAATCGGGGTCGTGCTGATCTTCGCCGTGTCGTTTCCTGACAGCGCCCAAATAGACGGACCCTCGTTATCACCGCCACCCACGAACACAAAGGTGTCCTGTGCATTTATTAGTGAGTAGGGAGAATAAACGCCCTTCTGCAAGAACAGGCCAGTCCGCTGAAAAGGGAAGTCAGTCCCGCCGACATTCTGAAAAGCCTCAATGGTCTGCGAACCTGAAATGAATAGCTGGTTCTTGAAGACAATAGGAGCAACAGTCACATCTGGATCAGACTCAGCCGTTCCAAAGTCCAGAGCGTTGTAGCTCAGTCCGTCATTCGGAGCAGAACAGATGAACTTCTTCGTGTCGGTCGTACAGACAAAGTAGGAGTCCACAAAGACAACGAACTGCGGGTTTCCATTCGCATCGAAGTCTGTGTCAGTGATCTGGGCAAAGGTATTAGTCACATGGTTGTAGATGAACCCATCACCGCCAGGTACTAGAATCATCAACTGAGTGCCGTTGTCGGCCATCGAGACCCTTGCCGTCCCTGTGATCGTTCCCAGACTTGTAAGGCTGTAGCTTGCAACACCCAGAGTGATTGTCTCGACTATCTTGTAAAGGGTGTCACCGTTCACAGCGTAGGCAATGCCAGCCATCTCATGCATACCACGGTTCTGTTCCTCGATAGTTCCAGAGGAAACAAGCTCCACCAGCCCCGGCGTGCCGTACAGGTTTTCAGCACTCAAGGCCGGTGCCTCACTGATATTGGGATACCAGTTTAAGCACTCCTGAGCACTCAGGGGCAGTGATGGGCTTACATATAACCCATTGGTAATTGGCAGCAGCATTAGAGAGCACTCAACAGAGCATTGACGGCAATCACACTATCGGTTGTTGATTCGTTTCTTACGAAGATTTCAACGTAGTCATTCGGAGCAAGAGACAGATTCACAAATGTCGCAATAGACCTTGGAGCGCCAGCAGAGATCGTGTCAGTCATCTTCACTGAGGCAATGGTCCCGTTCTTCGCAATGTAAGCGGAGATTTTATGGTTACTTCCAGAGGCGACATCCAATGTCACAATCGCATTGATGATATGCCTTGCCGTAGCCGCAGTGTGTGTCAGCCTTCCAGCCGTTGTGCCGGTCCAGCCTGTAGAGATGTCACCAAGTGTAAAGGTGCCTGCTACCTTCACAGGAGTCGCTGTAGACGCAATCGTTGTGGCAGTAGAGTTACCAGTCATCGAGACGGCAGCGTAGCTCTCAGCGTCTGTAGATGCGATCTCAATGGTGTTACCAGAGGTAGTGACCTCAATACCTGTCCCGCCTACCAGTGAAACGAATGTAGGACTCGCGTCACCAGCATCCTGCATCAACGGTTCACCAAGGGAATCGACGGTGAAGTTGTGCGAAATCTCAATGCCGTTCTCGGCACTGACATCAAGGGAGATGCCAGCACCAGCCTCAAGGTTGCGGATATTGTTAACAGTGCCCTGAACATCCAGAACAGGAGTGCCTGTTACCGCGCCATCCTGAACAATCGTGCCGGTCACACCTAAGCCACTGATGAAGTTGGCGTAGGTGATCTTGTAGTTGTAACCATTGTAGAAGAAGCCGAAAGAGGAGCCGGGGATAATGCTCGTCTGCGCCTCAAACTGAGATTGCCTTACACCATAACTACGCTCAACCATTTGTTGATACCTCCAGAGCAATCCCGCCATTTATTTCCGTGAGAACCAGACTTTCGCTCTCTGGGTAGAAGTGCAAGCCGTTTCCGAATTGATTGTCCTCGTTGCCAGAGCCTACAGGAAGCGTTGAAGGCAGTCTGGTAGGGGTAAGCACCTGACCAAGCTGACGCATCGCCTGCATCCCCTCACGCGCCGTTGCAGCAAGCTCAGGAGTCACCACACCGCCGTAGTAAGGAACAGACTGGAAGGCCATGTTCGCAATCAGCCCAGTCAGTGCGCCTGGCGGAACTGTTACCTGATCACTCAGGTTACTGACAGCCGTATACCCAAGGTTGATGCCCTTGGCTGCAAGGGAAGACATATAGTTGTTCATGGCAAAGATGAAGTCCTGATACTCATCAGCCTCCAAAGGAGACTCAGAGGCTTGGACTAGAATTGCCTGAAGTGAAGCCTTCGCTACTTGCGCCACAGTCGCCATTGGTTATTCCCCCTGCTTTGGTTTTCTTCCACGCTTTGCTGGCTCTTCAGCTTGAACTGATTCCTTGCGCTTCCATCCCAGACCTTCAGCAGCAGATGCGCTTGCTTCGGCTACAGAGACTTCTACACCACTTGGTTTAATCCAGATACTTGTGCTCATAACTATTCCTTATTCGCAATTGCCTTGCACATTTCAATGAATTTTCTTTGATCGTATTTGTTCTTGCACATATTAACCATTGTGTGAACCCATTGTATATTGAATGGAGTATATGGCTTTGTGCTGTCAATTCTGTCTAGGCTTGCTGTTTGGCAAAGATAGTCTATAGAAATTTCCCATCCAGACAGCGCACACTTCCCATCAAACCCCGCAAACATATCATCAACTGACAATTGCCAATCTATTCCTCGGCTCCGTGCTGACTTGCTGAACTTATTGAACAGCCGATTCCTGTCGCCTACTGGTTTGTTGTCTTGATATCCTCTGGCCGCTGAAATGCAGGTTTTGCACTGCCAATCACGCAACTCACTTTGTTTTGCATGATCCATGCGCGTATAGGCTTGCTCTTTACCGCACCCGCTGCACTTGGAGCACCACTTCGAATCTTCGTTGCGGTAAATTTTTAAATCTGCATTCTTTGTCGTTCTGTAGTCTTTTTGACAATACCGGCAGCTTTCTCTATTCAGCATATTTATTGCGGAATTTTTATTAGCAAACATACTAACTTTGCCGCAGACGCATTGAGAAATCCACTTGTCAGCTTTAAATGAAACCCGACTGTCCTGAACCGGAAGCATAATATACCGCCATTGCACCATTTGTGAATGCGAGTATTATGCCCCATTTGGTGGTCGAGCTCCACCAAGCCGCTGACATTTTGCCCTTGTTGATGTTCTCTCGATGTCTTGCCATGAATGAAGCTCTGCGCTTGCGGTCTGCTTCAGACTCGCCCTCACGCTTTGGACTACCGCTGACACCTTGCTGGCCGAAGCGGATCGTCTTGATCTGGTCGCCTACTTTAGCGACAACAACATGGGATTTCGTGGGATGGTTCGGAGTGCGTTTTGGCTTGTTGAAGCCCTCTACGCCTACTCTCTCTAATCGCGGGTCTTTAGCTTTTGGCATGATTCCCCCTAGATGAAAATGGTGACGCACCCCGTAAGATGCGCCACCATTGTATCACTACTTACGCCACACCGAAACCCTGGCCAGCCTTCAGCGGGTCGAAGCAAGCGTATGCCGGGAGCAGGTCGAACCTGATCTGCTGCGAGTTAGCGTTACCGTCTGAATACTTGCTGATACGGATGGACATACCGTCAGAGGTAGTCGCAACAGTGTCAGTGGAGTACAGCTTTGGCAGCTTCACCGTTCCCAGACCGAAAGCCTGCTTAGTGTAGAACAGGTTTGGTTGGTACAGAGTCGCAGTGGCAGACACGATTGTAATGACAGCGCCGTTTGCAGGAGCCGCAGTTACAGTGTTGTACTGACCATTTGCCTCGTAAATCGCAGGACCAGCAACTACCAGTGTGCCTTCGCCAGACGCGCCCAGAGTCACATCAGCAGTCACAACACCAGTCCACGCTACAGTGCCGCCAGTGGCGCTAACCATTGGCTGACGGGTAGAGCAGTTCAGACGGTTGACGTTCGCAATGGTCACCAGCTCACCAGCCTTCACAACCATGTTCGCTTGGAACGCAGTGACCGCAAGTGATTGGGTCATTGTGTCTTTGGCAGTTACATAGGTCGCATCAGGAGCAGAGGACAGAGTACCAGCACGATCCGCACCAGAGCTTGAAGTGAAGCTCGCCAGAGTCGTTGCAGACAAGGCACGCAGACCACCGAAGTTCGTGCTGATCTGGGCATTTTCCCATGCAGTACGAATCAGGCTGTCAACAGAGTTCAGACCTGACTGAGCAGATGCCAGTGTTGCTACTGTGAACGGGTTCATCAGGTAGTAACGCTCTGAAGCTGGGTTGATACCAATGGCGTCCATGAACGCACCAGCGCCAGCCACATCAGACCAAGCATCTACTGCTGTGCCGTGTGTGCCGTAACGCAGGGAGCTGTTCTTCAGCATATAGGATGCGAAGTCCAGTTCGAGGTCAGTCACGATACGACGAGCCATCGGAGCCAGAATGTCTTCAAGTTGATCAAGCTGAATCGCTTCTTCCAGGTTGCCCCAAGATGTCGCAGCAGTGAAGTAGTTCTGGACCGTACCGGTAGCTTTACCAGCAATGATGTCAGACTTTGTTGAAGCGGAGATGTCACCACCAGAAGTACGAATGGTGTTGTAGTCGTGTGGACGCTTGAAGTCCACAGTGGAACCAGATGACGGGTTGAACTTGTCAGCCAGAAGCTGGGTATCAACTGTCTTTGTGATAACCCGTGAGTTCTCGAAGGCATCGAGGAATACACGGGCGACTTTACGGGTTACGTTACTATTAAGATTGTTGGACATTTAGCTCACCTATTCAAATGTTGCCCCCTTCGGCCCTTTCGGTTTGACCTGTGCGCTTGATGGCATTGGTCGTCGAACGGGATCAGGAGCGTTAGTGTATTTGGGTTTCAGGGCTACAGCCTTCTGCTTGATCAACGTAGCAATCCTGACTGCGGCCATCGTTGGGTGTAAGTGTCTCAGTGCGTCCAATTCTGTGACGTTCTGAGATAGATACTTGGTGATTAACGGGCCGTGATCATCCTCAAGGATGTACTGCACCAGCGAATCATCAATTCCAAACTGACCTACAATCGAGCCTGCCGCTTGAAGCTCCTCTGCTTTCACTCCAAGGGTTTTAGCCCTCTGAGCGTAGCTTTGGACCTTCTCAACCAATACTTCCTGCTGCTTTTGCTCTGCCTCCTGAGCCAATTGCATTTGCTGCCGTTGCAACATCTGCGCCTGGGCATCATAGGCAGCAGCGGATATAAGTGCCTGCTCTCTGTGCATGATCTGCCGCTTGTATTCCTCGTCGGACAAAGCGAACGGATCGGGCAAAGCCGGTACTTGTGGCCGCGACCGAGTTTGTGGCTGCTCAAGTTCTTCTAGACGCTTTCGGAGCTGTTCGGCTTCACGCTCTTTTTCACGGAGCTTGAATACCTTCTTTCCAATTGCGTCATCGAAGACCTTTTGCTGCGCCTCGGTGAAGATAGGTTTATCGTGAGTCTCCCCACTATCCTCTGACGATTCGGAATCATCCTCGACATCAGTTTCAACGTCTGGCTGATCTTCAGCCTCCTGCGTTTCAATTTGCTCCTCATCAGGAGTGTCATCAAACTCGTAGTCGCCTGGTTGCGTCATATGGGTGCCCTTATAGGTGAGATGCCCAGAAAGGTCTGGTGGCCTGTGTACAATGTAGCAGTATTAGCGAGAATCTACAACAAGTGGCGAAATTCGCTAATCAGGTTGTGCTTCCTCGTCTCGCTGGATGTTGCGTAAGGCTGACAGTCCGATAGTTGCGCCTGCTGCGCCTGCCAGTAGGTTGGCAGAGCCGCGCTTGGTTGGGTCAAAGGCTGCGTTGACTGAGCGAATGTTCGATGTATCAAGCGGAACAAACTGCGTTTGAGTTCCACCAAGGTCGCTCATGTCTCGGATTTCAATAAACCCATACCCTTGTTTTTTTGCCTCGTCGTGCAACGCTTGCGGTCGTTTAACTGTAGGAAGCGCATATAAATCAACTCCAAGAATTTTGGCAAGGTTGTCTTGATACCAGCCCCCATCCCCATTTTGTTGATCGCTTACCACCAACGATGGGCCTTTAAGCCGAGCAGGAATTACGTTAGGAGAAGCGTTATTTGTTCCAGGCCACCTTTTTTCAGCATTTGCGGCATATATGTCGGCAATACGAGGATCGTCGGTAAAGTAAATACCCCGCTTGCCAGCGGCAAACTCATCAAACTTACTTGATCCTCCGTGATAAAACACTCGCTCATCAAACCCCTGCTCTGCCGCCCTCTGCATCCTAGCTGCTTGGGACATATCCAGAGTGCCTTCTAGTGGGCTGGCACCTCTTGCAGCCCTTACAGCAGCCACTCCAGGCACAAATGGCAGCACTCCCAGCGCAGACATAGCGTAGTTGCCATACGTCCTTTCTTCAGGGTAAGCAGCGTACATGGCAGCGTCAGCAAGTATCCCCGTGATGTCGCCAGCAATAGGCACAGCAGACATTGGGATTGACGCAGCGCCCAGAACGTCAGCAGTAGTCTGGCCTCTGGTCTTAGGCACGCGAACAGGTGCCGGTCCTTGGCCCATCCCCATCATGTAGGCTTGATCTAAGGCTCTGAGTGCCGACTGTGGCATGATTAATCCTCCTCGCCTTCGTCTTCTCTTTCTTCCCACGCCTGACACACCCTCAAGTTATGACAGACGAACTCAAACTTCTCGCAGTAGCCTCGACCACCGCCATCAGCGTCATACTCATCCTCTGGGACTACTTCGATGTACTCCAGCTTTTCGGGTGAGTTTTTAAAGTATTCACAGTTGCCGCACATCTGCCTGCGGGCCTCTGG